ACCTTGTGATCCTGTTTTTCCTTGTGATCCTGTGGAACCTTGGGTGCCTGTTATTCCTTGTATACCCTGAGCACCTTTAGTACCAGTGGTTCCTTGTGCACCTGTCTCACCTTTAGTACCAGTTGAACCCTGAGCACCTGTAGAGCCTTGAGCACCTGTGGAACCTTGGGTGCCTGTTATTCCTTGTATACCTTGTGATCCTGTTTTTCCTTGTGATCCTATGGAACCTTGGGTGCCTGTTATTCCTTGTATACCCTGAGCACCTGTGGAACCCTGAGCACCAGTAGAGCCTTGAATTCCTTGTAAGCCCGAAGTGCCATCTTCTCCAGTACAAACTCCCAAGCATGTTATAGATGCATCTCCTGATTGGAGGATTGGTTCGGTTGTACTACAAATCTTTACATTGCAACCGTAATTTCCTACAGGCGATAATTCGCCATTTGGACAACTTAATGTTAATGTCCATCTGGTATTCGTCATTGGTGCATAAACTTTCACTTCGGCACAACCAATATCGGATAAATTTTTTTCAAAAGATTGATTGCCTTGACCTATACCTTGAATTTTAGGATAACCATCTGTAGCAATATTCCCACCTGCAGGTAAAGGATACGTTCCTCCAGTAATAGGATCTACTTGATCTTTCAAAGACTCTGTAAAATTAGTTCTATTTGATCCCTCATAATCATAGCTATCACTTCCTCTATATCCTGTATCAATAACAACTTTTTTATTATAATAAATAATAAATCTATCAGGAACATTAATAGCATCAAATGTTAATAAGGTTGGTCCTATACTATTGCCTAAATTATAATTCTGTTGTACAGGATATCCAACAAACCCCTCGTACGCCGACGCAGTACCGCCATTTTTTAGTGGCAATACTGTAATACTAGAAGATGTTGGAGGACAAGAACAATCGTTATAATTGAATGTACTTTCTTGTATTAAAGACGTTACCTCAATTTCATATTTTCGACATGTTAATCCTTCTATTCCTTGTATTCCTTGTATACCCTGAGCACCTGTGGAACCTTGTGATCCTGTTGAACCCTGAGCACCAGTTGAACCCTGAGCACCAGTTGAACCTTGTGCGCCTGTAATTCCTTGTATACCCTGAGCACCCGTTGAACCTTGTGATCCTGTAGAACCTTGTGATCCTGTAGAACCTTGCGATCCTGTAGAACCTTGTGCGCCTTTTATTCCTTGTATACCTTGCGATCCTGTAGAACCTTGCGATCCTGTAGAACCTTGTGCGCCTGTTATTCCTTGTATACCTTGTGCACCTGTAGAACCTTGTGCACCCGTAGAACCTTGAGCTCCTATGGTACCGGGAGGTGTATAACTCAGAATAACTTCAACTAAATCATCTATACCCTCAATAGATGCTAGTGGATTAAAGTCAATAATATCAATTGTTATATAGTGAAATTGGGAAAGGGTTTCAAATTTTGTAACTTTGCCTGTTAATCTTTTTGAAGGGTTGTATGTTGCAACTAGATTTATTATTCCTTTGTGCGTTGAGTCTCCATAAGGTTGATTTTCTAACCAATCTTTGACTGAATTATAATCATTATCCACATGAGAAATTTTTATTACAACTGATACTGGACTCGCACTTGTAGATTTGCTCCATTCTACGCCACCTTGTCCTGCCCAATTGGTAGATAGCGAAATTCTTTTCGCTTCTGAACTGTTTAAAGTTCTTGTGAATAACCATGTCCTCCAGTTCCCTCCACCTATTATTTTATCTGTCCATGCTAAATGACCATTTTTATCTTTTTTAAGAATTTGATTTTCATTACCTTCGGTATTTGGTAACTTAATAGTATATCCGTTTTCTTGCATAGTTCCCGCATCAGGAGCGGTCAAATATATTTTATTATCAGGATTGTTCATATCAGCAAATTGTATTGTATTTAATACCTTCACATCACTATTAGTTATACTTTTTTGGGTTATTTTTCTATAAACTTGTTTGGTACCAGACATCTATATTATAGTTGAATATTATATAGAATAAATTAAATATAATGTTTATTTATCCCTAGGAATGTACATAATGTTATTCATTTGATCTAATTTCTTGATAGTATTTTCTAAGTTTCTTTCATCTCCTGTAAATGAGTTATTAAATAGATAATCTGTATCTGGTCGAACCTCGTTATTTTTGATCTGTTTATAAATAATATTAATTTTTTTCTTTATCGTATCAATCTTCTTTTCCTCAGTAAAAATAGATATATTATAATCTACGGGTTCAGTTAATAATGAAATTACATTGTACATCAAAAATCTTCTTTTTCTTTTTGTACCCGATGTGTACTTAATACAAAAGATTTCTAATAATGCCATTACGATTTTTTTTGTTATACCCCCTCTGTTCTCGGCTTCCAATAAAAAGATTTCCCAAATCATCCAAATAATATCAGTTTTTAATTTATTTTCAACTGGAGCTATATGTCTAGAAGCCGCTGTCAACTTGATCCTTTTTTCCCTTTTACAAACATTTTCAAATTCCATAATCCATTCTAACCAATAACATGCATCTACTGTTTTATTTCTTCGATTTGTCAAATTATAAGCAAACTCATTAAGCGCTATAAAAAGTTCTTTGGGATCATCTTTCAAGTATATTCTATTGGCATAATTGATATTATCAGCCTTTAATTTATCAGTAATATTTTGTAATTGAAAGTCGTCTTTACTAATTTTGACTTTAGATAATGTGTGTTTTTTATTAGATAATGCTAAAATACTTATAATTTCACCAAATAAAGTTCTAATTTTTTTATTATTCCTCATTTTAATTTCATTGTCAATATATCCACCGACAAGTATGTTTTTAAAATTATTAAAGCGTAATTGTAGATATAAAGATAATTTAGGATTTCCTAAATGTATATGTTTTGTAGCAAAAAGTATAATATTATCCCATAACTCTAAAAAATGTCCAGCGCATATAAATTCTGCACTCCAATAACACGCGGGTTCTATTCTTCCATTATTTAAACTATTTAGTAGTTCTTTTTTGACATCTGATTTTTTGAATTTGGAGAATGTAACTCCTTTGAATTCTTTTTTATTTCTTTTATCATTGATTTCATTTTCATTCATTAAATACATTTAATATAAAAAATATTCCAATAATACATATAAGAATGGCTAAGAGTTTGATTAAAACAATATATAAATCTTCAAGGTGGTGTAAGTTGTTATTAGTTTTAATTATTTTACTTATATTCTTTATTGGATCTAAGGCATCCTTTAATACCAAAGAAGGATTTATCAATCAAACAGAAAAATTTAAAATGATTGATGGTCCAAAATTATATGATGGATTTTATTCCAAAATATATGATGATCTCGTTTTCGATAAAGTCAAAAATGAATATGAAGTTGGTGAAATTATCAATTCAACACAACCAACATTAAAAAGTTTAATTTTAGATGTCGGATCTGGTACAGGTGATCATGTAGCAAAATTCACTGAAAAAAATTTAAAAGCTGTTGGTTTAGATAGCTCTCCAGCAATGGTAACCGTAGCTAAACAAAAATATCCTAATTTGGATTTTACATTGGGTAGTGCTACAAATGTTATGATATATCCTGCCCATACTTTCACACATATCACCTGCTTGAATTTTACATTGTACTACATCAAAGAAAAATATCTTTTCTTTAGAAATTGCTATGAATGGCTAAAACCAGGAGGCTATTTAGTCATTCATTTAGTAGATCGTAATAGGTTTGACCCTGTTCTCAATTCTGTTGACCCCATTAGTGGTCTTAAAATTAAAAAATATGCAAATCAAACCGCTACAACATCTGTAATTAATTTTAATGATTATCAATATAAGGCTCAATTTGGTTTAGATAAGGCAAATAACACAGCCGTTTATGAAGAAACATTTACAGATCCTAATAAAAAATCACGTAAACAAATTCATAGATTATACATGCCAGAAATCAAAACTATTTTACAGGAAGCCAAAAATGCCGGATTTGTTGTTCAAAGCAAAATTGATCTTGCACCTGTAGAGTATGAGTATCAATACTTATATGTACTTTATAAACCCGAATAAATTTATATTTTCAAACCATATTTATTGTTTATAAATATGATTATAGTAGTAATTCACTTGTTTCAGGTAAAGGTGGCGGTAGCGGTGGTTTACCGCAAGATGGATATGATGAAACTGGTTTTCCAATACCATTAATATAATTTCCCATCCCGTCTCCCTGATATATAATTTCTGGAGAATATTTCCAAAATGAATCCCATACAAGTGTTTTGCCTTCTAAAACAAACTTAGCATCTTTGATATTAACCCATCCTGGAGAACCAGGATATGCATCAATCCATTCTCCCATTTTTATCTGAAGTAGAAGAGGTAATGATAAGGGACAGTTTGATGGGTCTGTATATGAATAAATGATGTTACCAGAACTCTCTACTATTGTTGGGCTATCTTGTCCATTTTTAGATGACCAAATATTGAATTGGCCTGGTACTCCCGGTATATCTTTAAAAAAATCTAATTCAGTATCTTTTCTAACAAAATGATAAAGATCATCGGCTGTATTATTTATAAATAAAGCAAATACATATTGATTGTTCAAGCTAGGATCACAAATAGTGACAGCGTTTCCTGAAGAATCAAGATTTGGACCCTGGTTACCATCTTCAGAGAGCTTTGAATGTATATTGGAAGCGGTTAATGGCCCACTCCAATTAGGGTTTTGTAAGGTTCCAGGATATGTCCATGCTTTTTGACTAATCATATTTAAAGCATATCCATAACATGGTATTGGAATGCTATAACAATCGCTCCAACAATTTCCAGAATTGAATCCTAAAAGATTATTAACACACCACTGTTGCTTTCTAGCCAATACTGTGTTGTATTGAGTACCCTCCCATCCAAATATTGTGTTGAATTGGGTTTTATACTGTTCACATATTATTTCTCCAGATGGCCCATCGAGAAGGTTGGGATTAATTAGATAGGGAGATATAGGTTTTGTCCCTATTAGTGGTTTAGAAGGAAATGTTGCAAAACACCCCGACGCATCGGAAGGCATATCCAGCCACTTAGGAGGAGAACATCCATTTGCCACGCATTCAGATTTACCTAATATATCATTATCATTTTTTCCAAAAGCAATTACGAAACTATCGGGATTATATCTTAATTTTATACCATATCCTAAATTAATCAACTCATTTTGACTAGTAAAATCTAAAAATCCAATAACATGTTCTACCTTTTTATTTGTATTTATCCGAAATGATAGATATAAATTATTTACAAAATCTATCGCGGTTTTAATATCGATAGGTGCGTTTTTATAAAATTCAGTACCCGGATAATAATGTTTTATTTCTAGAAAAGTAGGTACTGAAGAATGAACACCATCACTTTGTAATGTTTCAAATTTACCAACTAAAACTACAGAGCCAGTATTACCAAATAATTTAATAAAATAATCATTTATTTTAGTTAATGCTATATTTACATCTAAGGTTTCCGAACAGGTATTACCGCATGCAAATCTAGGCGTTGTCTTATGTCCTACTCCAGAATTAAAAGATTGTCCGCGCGGTGCTTTTGCAACACATCTTCCTGAATTCCACTTCCAGGGTACACCATGATAAAATACTGGTCCGCAAAATTTCAAATTACATTGAGATCTACGTGCAATATATCTGCTTAAGTACCCTTGTCTGCCCACTTTAGACGGGCATCCCGACATATTAAGTCCAATTTGATTGGTATTTACCGAACCAATGCGTTGTCTAGCTCTTCCATAATATTTCACCATTTGATATATAATATATATATATATATATAATTTTCGAACCATAGTTTATATGAGTAAACAATGGTTTATAGGTACTTCAGGCTTTATGGTATCACAAAAACAATGGTTGGAAATGCCTGGACTGAATTGCATTGAGATGAATTCAACTTTTTATAAATTACCCAGTCCAAAGACTGTACAAAAATGGAAAAATACCTCTCCCAATCTTTATTTTTCTATAAAAGTATCAAAATACATCACTCATATGAAAAGACTAAAAAACTGTAAACAAGCATGGAAAGTATTTTGGAATAGAATCAAACCATTGGGAAATAAGTTAAAAGCTTTATTAATTCAGTTGCCCCCCTCTTTTAAAAACAATGAAATAAATTTACAAAGAGTCAAAGATATGGCAAGCTATTTGCCTAAGTCAAAAATATCAATAGTTTTTGAATTCAGAGATAATTCATGGTTTGTACCTGAAGTTTACAAAGTAATGAAAAAATATAATTTGTGTTTAGGTGGAACCTCTATAAAAAGACCTACGAAACGATACTGGTTAGGAGACCTTCCAACAGGAACGCATATACCTCCGAAAACATCAGATACCACTTATTTAAGAATTCATGGAGAGAAAGGGTATAGAAAATCTTATAGCAATCAAGAATTGTCTGTTATTAAAAAACAAATCTTAAAGAATAAAACAAATAAAAATTTTATTATGTTTAACAATACATTTTTCACTAAGAGAAATAAAACTTGCAAAGTTCGAAAGAAGAAAATAAGATACGCCGCTGTATGTGATGCGGTACAGTTTGCAAAAATGACTAGGAAAAGGCGTTAATAACGTTTTCTAGTACGTCTTCTTCGTCTTTGTCGCGTTTTTGCGCGTTTAGTCTTACGTTTGTGCTTTTTACGTTTGTGCTTTTTACGTTTGTGCTTTTTACGTTTGTGCTTTTTACTTTTGTGCTTTTTACGTTTGTGCTTTTTACGAATAGTTTTTCTTCTATTAGAACCATCGCCATCCCTATCATCTATAGGAGATAAATTTTCGATCCTTCTCCGGTTTCGATGTCTTGTTGACACCCTTTTTTGATGTCTGATAGTATCTAAATTTTTAAATCTTAGTGCCTGGTTTCTCATAATTCTTTCACCATTGCCAATAGTCCCGTCCAAATTTCTACCAGATGTATGTATCTTTTTCCCAAGCTCTCTTAACAACGAATCATTATTATGCAAATTTAAGTAATGCTCCATACTTTCTATCATTATAGCTTTGTCCGCATCTGCTGTCGGAGACCCTACTGTTCTCATTCCATGAATAG